TTTGTTTTTTAATCGGTTTATTGAAATCATCAAGAGTGCTAGTCATCAACTTCCATGTATATGCGAACGTGGCTCCTGTTACAGCCACAAAGCCTAAAAAATAAATGAAAGTTAGAAAGTCACTCATTATCTTTTCAAAAGTTTTTGAATTGGTACTTGTCGTATCTTATCTATAACATCAGTCTCAACTTTATCTACAATTTTGTCAAGTAAGTTAATATCCATCTCCATAAAGGGTGGAATGATACCTAGTAAACGAAGTAGACCATCTACGAATAATGCAAGTGTTGTGAATCCAAGAATCATACTGATAACAGTAGCATCACGATTATGTTTTGCCATTGATTCTTCATCAATTTTTCTTGCTTCATCAATTGCGTCTTGCACAGCCTCAGCGATCATTGCATCAACCTCTGGTTTAGTATAGGTCATTGCCCTGATCTTCTCTTCTGTTGTGAAGTCTCTTCCAATATCGGTGACTGGAATGTTTCGGATAATTGTTCGGATCATCGTATTATGTCTATGTCGTGATTCTTAGTCCAGACTTCTAATTCTGTTCTAAGATTGTTATTTGATTTAAGATTATCATATCTTTTGGAGGCTTTGTTCTTCCACCACTTGATTAGATTCTCTTGATAAAATTTATCAAAGTTGATAGGATTCTTTTCAAGTTTGTCAGTGTCTCCACGAATAACTTCTCTTGAATTAGCGAAACCATAATCACTAAAATAAGTTCTTTTCTTTTCAGTGAGGTTCTTTGCATTTGCAATCGCAGTTTGGAATTCCACAACCTTTTGAGAAGACAAGCTTTTCTTGATGATTGATATCATCTTTGATTGTGTTTTTAGTTTGCGACTGGATGCGTTCTCTTTGACTAAGAGTTTGTTGTTGTTCCTTTCGATAAACCATTTATTTAAATTTTTAAATGTGTCGTCATGAAGTAACGGAGTAAAGTCACTTTGAGTCAAACCTTTATATCTCAAATATGGTTTGAGTCCATCATATTGTGATGATGATTTAGTTGTTCCGTACAAAGACGTTGTTTCAAATAAACAAATGTCTGAGTTATACTTACTATTTAACTGTTCTCTGGCTTCATGAGAACAACAGAGAAGTGCAAGTAACTTACCACCAAGATAATTAAATCCAAATGGTTGAGTTGGTACAATAATAAACCCCATAATAGAGTGTCGGTTAAACCGAGTCAACTCAGGTGGTTGACCTAACCAATCATTACGAGGTTTTGAGTTTATTGTAGGTGATCCGAATCGAATAAATCCTACAATCTTTTTTGTATTTGTCTCCATGACAATCCACTTCAACACCTTGCCAGGAATTGAATCTTCAACAGAGTGAGATGTAGTTATCTGAAGTCTCTCATTGAAGTATGCATTAGTAAAACTGTCATCCTTTCCAGCAGAATAAACTTTAAAGTTCATATCCTGTGGATGAATATCAAAGTCATCAAACATATCCTCTTCAGGCCCACAGCCTGGCAGATATGAAGGCATCTTTGATATCCGATCTAATTTTACATTACGAAGATATTCATCAATACGACCCATATTTGAGAAGTAGTCAATGAATTTGTCTGCTGCATAGGCAGCATCAGACTCACATAAGATCATAATTTAATAAAGAATTCCACCAGAGCCTCTTAATTCTTCAAGCTCTGT